AAAAAGGGTTATTATGCAAGAAAAAATAATACAGTATAAGGATATACTTCCTAATACCTACAAAATCACTACAGATTATAGAATAATAAATATTACCAATAATACAGAAGTACTGTCTGGTAGTAAGGGGTACTACTACTTAAAGACTACCCATAGCAGAGGTAACAACTATACTGCAGAAGCTATATTCAACTACACGTTTACAGATATATTACTAAAAGAGCTTAAGGGCGTAATTACCAAAGAGTTTCCACATCATATAATATGTAAAGATGGTCAAGTATTTTCCTTAAAAAACAGTAAATTTTTATCCACTCACAAAGCTAAAAGGAATCAAAATACCACAGAAAAATATGACATAAAAGTAGATCTGACTGATATAAATGGTAGGGTTAGAAGTATGTTAATGCACCGACTAATAGCTATTGCGTTTATACCTAATCCAGATAATAAGCCTGAAGTGAATCACATAGATGGTAACCCTAGTAACAACTCCGTAGATAACTTAGAATGGGTCACTAAAGCAGAAAACACTGCACATGCAGTGGAAGAACGTCTGTATACAGGTACATACAATAGTTATACAATTAGTAATAACAGTTATAAATTAGAACTAGTGGGTACTTTTGAAAGTGTTACTAAAGCAGCAGAATACGTTGGTGGAGCAATAGCTAATGTAGCTTCTAATGTTAAAGCTAACGAAGACTTCAGTGACGATGATACTACACCACCCTTCATAGACTATGGCTATGTATTCAAACAAGTAGAAAAACTAACTACTGTGGTAGAGTATACTGAGCCAAAGCTGCAAGAAGACTTTGAAGGATTACAGTATAAAGTATATAACAATAAATTTGCTATAACTGAAGACGGTAGGTTATTCGACCTAGATAAACGTAGATGGAAAAAGGTTAGTGTTGTGTATGATAAACGAACAGGTATACCGTATAAGACTATAACTTTACGTGAAGGTAGCAAAAACAAAGGGTATAGATGGGCTAAACTAGTTGCTAAAGTATGGTTAGGAGAAAGTAAAGATCAAGTACTATTTAAAGACAGTAATCCATTAAACTGTTCAATAGATAACATTTACTACGGTAGGGTGAAAACTAATGAAATATCAGTAGGGGTGTATAAAGTACTCAGCAAAGAGCATGTACTTGATACAAATATGCATATAAATGATGCTACAAAAAAGTACAACATAGATAAAAGCTATACTAGTGATACTGCAGCTAAAAATAAAGATATTACTATTAACAAGGAATATAGTACATTAGTTAAACCTTATACTACTAATGGGGTTATAGTAAGATATAGTTAACCTCCCCTTAAGTAAACCTTAGATAAAATACAGTAATTGAGTTTGCTCAATAAATAAACAACCCGTAAGGAATTTACACATGGCAAAGATAGACGAATTAAAGATAGAAGCAGATGAGCTTGGAGTTAAGTATAGTCCAAACATCGGAGAAGCTAAACTATCTGAAAAAGTAGAGGCTCACTATAAGAGTTTAGAAGATGGAACTCCAGCGATACTTGAGGTAGCACCTGAAGATGAGGAGATTTCTCAAGCAAAAACTAAGAAGAAGGCTATAGCTAAAACTATGGGTGAACTGGCAGTAGAAGCTGAGAAAGAGGCTCGAAAGACACATATCATTGTGATTACCGATAATGACCAACGTGAGAATAACTTCACTAGTACCGTACCGGTTACTTGTGGTAATGATCATTTTGAGTTAGGTACACAACGTATTCCACTGAATGTCCCTGTAGAGGTACAACAAGGGTTCATTAATGTGCTTAAAGAGATTCAGATACCATTAGCGGTTAGAGGTATGGACGGAAGTATGACTACGGCAATGAGAAATCGTTACTCTATTAGTTATGAAGATGACATGAAAGTAGACAACGAAGATTAGTCTAATACAGCTCACTTAGGTGGGTTGTAGTTAGGTATAATATAAGGACACATAATGACTATAACAACGAATTCAACTACAGTAACACACGTGCTACCAGTAGGTACAACAGGATTAGCAGCGGGTAGTGTAAGCCTGTACAGTACACATAATGGTGTTACTACTATATATGCAGCTACTGTGGTTGCAGCTACTAGTGCAGCAGAAGGCAGTCTAACAGTAACTTCAGTAGATACTTCTAATGATGGTGTGTATCAGTTTGTGTTTAATAGTGAGTCTAATGCAGACTTAAATATTTCTGGAGTCTCTTTGACCATGATAGCAAGAGCTTCAGCTATAAAGATTACACCTGTAACTTCGGTAGTAATATAAAGGATAACTAATGGCTACAAATATAGTATTAACAGATTTGACTAACGGTACGCTTAATGCGACTAACGAGTGGACAGGTAGTGGCGTATTCGACAAGCTAATAGAAGCTGTCAATAAAAATATTGAGGGGCAGTATAATCTAGGTAGAATAAATGCTACTGACTATGCGACTGTATACTTAGGTGGTATGCAAAGTGTAATACAAGAAAGTATGCAGTACATACTACAAGAGAAACAGGTGGAGGCTCAAACTGATTTAGTAATTACACAGAATAGTGAGTTACTGCTAAATGGGGTTAAGGATAGAGTATTAAAGGATAAACAAGCAGGTGAAATAGAAGCCAAAACACAGTTAACTGTCGATCAAGATAACGAATTATTGGCGAATGGGGTAAAAGATAGATTACTAAAAGATGAACAATTACTTAAGTTACAAGAAGAAGTGACTATACTGAAGACTCAAGATAGTGAAACTAAGTTAAATGGTATTGCTACTAGAAAGGTAAAAGCTAAGGATGAGTTAATTAAAGTAAACCAAGCTGATTTACTAGTGAGACAGCAACAAGCATTAAATGACAGTTTACTAAAAGATTTATTCAAAGAGGCGTCTGGTGGGTATGCAATGGTGTATACTGATAAAACCTCAGCAGTGGCAATACCTGCTGCTTGGTCACATATGGATAAGATTGCAAATCAACTACTTACTAACGCAGGTGCTCCTACTCTGAACGCAGTAACACTTTAGGATAGGTGCTGGACAATGGGCAGTACTACACTATACCAAAGTTTCAGTACAACTAGGTTAAAGACAGACCCTAAATTTGCGTATGACCTATGGAAACGTAGTAAGATAAAACTAGGGTTTGCATACCTAGATGGGGGTGTAGAGAGTTATAATGCGTTGAAGCAGGGTATGTCAAGACAAATACGTAAGAGGTATTCCTCAAAGTATCTGGACAAGATTGGTGCTAGTACTAGTGATAGTATAACTGTGTATGATTTAGATACTACAGCTATTGAAAGTAAGATAAGAACCATTACTGGGGATGCTGCACTGGTTGTGGATGAGGTAGGTAAGCCTAGTAGTTTTGGAGAAGTTGGAACAAAAGATGGTAAGGTACAACGAGTAATAGGAGATTTAACAAAGGTAGCAGGGACATTGACCTATGATGGGTTTGTTGCGTCATTTTCGTATACTGACAGTACACTCACAGAGGAGTCTATGGCTTCTAGTGTTGATAGTATAACTGTTACAGAAGTGTCTGTCACACCCTCTAGGCTTGTGTCTAATGTGTGGACTGATAGATCTATGGGAGATAAAATAGTCACCATACCTACGTCATATACGCAGTTAAGTATTACTAATGTAACAGGTATGATGCACTACTCAGATGTACTTAAGTATCTTGCAGCGAATACAGTTGGAGTATACTGGTGGTTAAATAATATAGATATACTTGCAGGTACAGTTGATGTAGGTACACTGGTGGCTACTGATGTTGTGGACTCTATGGCTGCTAACATTAGTGCTGGTACAAAAAATGTGTTCAAGCTTGTTAAAAGTATCAGTGGAGTGGCTACAGGAGTTCCAGATGTAGTTACAACTAGTAGTACAACTGTGGATGGTGTATGTACTGGTACTAATAGTAGTGTGGTAGGTACACCTGTGGTTACTACGAAAGTCGGGTATTATAACAAGACTGCAACTGAGAGTAGTACTAATGGTTTAGGGTGTACGGCAACATACACTGCGGTTGGTGATATGGATGAGACTGTTACAGTTACTACTGCCACTACATACACTGCAGGCACTAGAACTGACGTTAATGGTACAGTGATAAATACCTGTACTGAACTCATAACTACTACTACTACTACTACATATACATGCGTTAACTATGTTATTACAGTTCAGCTAGATGTGGCAGATGTGGCGTTTACACCTGATGTAATAACTACTGTTGTGCCTATAGTTGACAGTAAATATGCAGGATATGTAGCATTAGATAATTACGTGTATGACTCAAGCATTAATTGGATGTTTAAGTATGTGTACGATCAATCTACTTCACATAGAGATTATGTGCTGTCAGCTCCAGGTGCTACAGTGCAGGGTGTGATAATGAGCCCTAGTGCTAAAAGTGTACCTTATGAAATGTTCAAAGTTGCTAGTGATTTAAGTATACTAGACACAGCTAAGTTTTCTACTAGTAGTATGACTAGTCTGATACCTCCTGTTATATCAACAAAATGTACAACAGGAAATGGAAGTGTGATAACAGTAACAGTAGTTGCTACACCTGATACTTATACGTCTAAGGTTGTGGAGAGTACTACACCGATAATACCTTTAAAGATATCTGGTAACTATATGTATAAAAAATCTGATGTACATAAGGCTAAGGCATTTATTACTGGTTATCTGAATAACTTGGTAGGTTATGTATATCACTTTGGAAAAGGTGCAGGCGTCTACGCTTATATAGCCAATCAACCTGAGCGTGCGTTAAGGGATCAAATAAAAAGTGAATGTGAGGGTACTGATACTAACCCTGTCACGACACTAGCTCAGATAGCTGATGTAGTAAATGGAACTAGAGCAGCTGATTTAACTAACTTGATAAACACTTACGAGAGTCCTGTGGTTAACACTACACAGATACTGGCAGATACTATAATGGCATTTGGAGGTACACTGACGGATAGTAAAACTAAAGAAATTGAAAAGGTCATGAAAACGTTTGGGATACCTCCTGCATCATTAGATGGGTTGATGGACTCAGTAGCTAGTGATGATGTATACACAGCAGCGATAATGGTAGGGTTGCAGCTGTTTAATAGTGATGCTACTCTAGTGGTGGATGGTACGTCTGCTCGTGCTAAAGTTATGTTTCTACTTGCTGAGATGTTAACAAGTAGTGGTTTAGTTGATGGTGTACTGAAAACTGTGAATGTACATTCTAGTAGTTTGGATGTGAGTTACAGCTTTGATATAACTAGAACGGTGATACCCGCGTTTAAGAGCACAGGTGAGTATACATTAGCACTGAATGGTGGTAAAGACTTTAGACATTTGATGAGAGTTTCCTATGAGACTAGAGGGGACTTTGTTACATACACAGACCCAGATGGATTTGTATGGACAGCCCCTGCTCATGTGTATGTGGTTTATGTGTATCAAATGAATGCTGATGGTAGTGCTACTAGGTATGAGTACTCTGAGATAGCTATGATAGCCACTAGTTATGATGGTACATATGTTATTAGCACTAAAGAAGGAATGTATCCTACACCTACTGGGGTAAATGCTATACAAGGTGCTAAAAATTTAGATCAGTTGATACTGGTGTATCCTGACTACATAAATAGTAGAATATCATTTAGAGATTACTCAATACTGTATAGTGATAATTTATTCATGTTTGTATATGCTAGAAAAACTGTAAAGTTAGCTTGGTATCAGAGTGGGTTATTTGGGTTTGTACTAGCTGCTGCTGCATTAACACTGATTGCTATAAGTGCTCCTGAGACTGCTGGTGCTTCATTAACATTCTTACAGTTTGTTGGTATGTTAATCGGAGGTACGGCACTAAGTTACAGTCTCAATATACTATTCCCAAAAATGAATCCCTACATGCGTATGGTGCTTGTTATAGCTCTTACGTATGGGGCTAGTACTGTAGGTTCATCTATAGGTGCTGAAACTGCTGCTAGTGGATCTGCGGTAACATCTATAACAGTGGAGAAGGCAGTATCCTATGTGACTACAACAGTTAAGACATATCTAGAAAGTAACCCATTGCTAATACTTAAGGATGTGATACACGTGGGTAGCATGGGGTATACTGAATATGTGAATAGAGAGATAAAAGGCTTGATGAAGAAGTACGGTAGTGAGATGAAGGCTATACAAAAGAAAACTGCTAAGTTAGTAGATGCTAATTTTAAGGTAGATATAGGTAGAGGTATCACTCAGGCGTTCGCAGATCATATAAGAACACAGGTAGAGCTAGAGACATATGACCCAGTAGGGTTGCCTGACTGGTTAACAAACTCACAGTTTACTCCAGGATTACTTGCGTATATGTCCAGTACAGACTACCAAAGGGATCTAGCTAGTATAGAATCTCTAGCTATGTCATCTACAATTAGTAATGAAATGAGTCCAGTACTAAATGTAAGTAACAAGTTAGCGATATTATGATATAATACAGTAATTAAATAAATTCAGGAGAAAGACATGTCAGACTTTAGTCTTAACTTAAACAGCCTTGTAGATAGCCTTACAAAATACCCTAGTGTGCTATACGGACCCAGAGTGGATAATGCATCAAATAATAAGGGCAATTGGTTTGATAGAAATTCAGTAGGTAAGGACACTGTGTCAACTATAACCAACGCTGACGGTACTACGAGTACTAACACAACTCCTGGCAGTTTCTTCAACTCAAATATCGCTAAAGGTGCACAAGGTCTATATAGTGTTGGTATGGATTTGCGTAATGCGTTTATGGATAACCAAAGACTATCTATGGCTAAAGATCAGATGAATAAGCAGTATGACCTTGGGCTGAAAAAGTATGGGTTATCAAATGCAGCATTTAGTAATAATGTGGCAGCTCAGAATGCACATTACAATACACTAGTTGATGCGGGTTTAGCTAAGAAGCGCCCTAGTGATACACCTATGTATAAGACATCATATAAGATATCGTAAAGGAAATACATGCAATCAGAATTCCTAAAGTTTATGAGCACCCAGCAAAGTAGAGCAGATCAAGAAAGAAAGGATGCTCTAGCACAACAACAGCAAAATTTTGTCAATATTATGGCGGTAGCAGCTAACAAAAGAGCAAAGGCTGCAGATGAAAGGCAAGCAGCTTCTAGTAGAATTACCAATAGTATTAATAATATAAAATTAAATGAAGCTAATCGTTTAACAAGAGTTAGGAATGTTAAAACACAAATGCAAGATGTTTTAAGTAATCCTAATAGTACTGGTATTACTAGGCAATTAGACTTAAAATACATTCCTACTCAATTAGATAAAGCGGATGCACAAGCTAGTAGTAACGAGTTTTCATTAATTCCTGGTGCTAAACCTAACCAAACTGTCAGTACTAATGCTCCTTCATTTCCACTAACAGCAGTTACGCGTAATGGAGCTAATGCTAATAGCAACGTTAATCTTGCCAATACACTTACTAACACACTTGAAAAAGCAAGAAATAGTACTCCTGAATCTAAAGCTTTGTATGCAGCTAATGCTGATCATATAACTGCACAAGAGTTGACTAATAGCAAATCAAAAGCCGTACAAATTGCTATAAATGCTGGTGCAACTCCTGCTGAAGCAGAAGTTTCTGCTAATACAATTATTGGTAGTTTATACGGTGCAAAAATTACTCAGAAAGATATACAAGCTAAAAAAGATTATAATTTAAAAATGTTTAAAGCATTATACCCAGCTAAATCTGGAAATAATGTTACTATAAACACTGATGGTACTATATCTGCTAGCAACAGTAAAGCTGGTAAAAATTATAAAACTATTGGTTATAATGATAATTTTGATCCTGTGGATTTTAGTAAACAAATGCAAAGTTATAAACAGTATATGGGAACAAGTTCTTTATTCCCAGATTTCAAATTATTTAATTCTGCCCATAAAGCTATAGTCGGAGATACGCCTACAAGTAGTATAAAATACATGGAACAGGGTATTGCTGAAGCTAATAAACAACGTAAATTGATGGGACTTCCAAACATAAATACAAGTAGCGCAGTTAGGATAATGGCTGCTATGCCAAAAAATGAACGTTGGTTCATATCCAACGGATTTAAAAATTCTAAGAACTTAACACAATTTGGTGCTGCAATAAATCTAGCAGCAAATAAATTTGGTTCAGATAACACAGGTAACTCACGTGAAAAAATATATGGTAATCAAAATGGTACTAACGGTAAATCTACAATAATGCTTAATCAACGCAATAAGGCTATTAAAGCTCTACAAGCTAAAAATAGCCTATTAGATTCTTTAGTAGGTACAAGGGCTAATGTCGGTATAACAGGTGAATCAACTTATAATACTTCTCATTTAAACAGGGTATTAAAAAGTAACCCTCTACATACTATTAAAAACGTGAATGAAATTATAAATTTACAGATGCAAGATCCAGGTAAGTTTAAACAGTACATAAAACAGATACAAAGTGTAGATCCTTTATCTGCTAACACAATTATAAAGACACTACAGACAAATAACAGTAAACGGGTAAATAACTTTATTGAATTAAGTAAAACTCCAAAAGGGGTACAAACAATTGTAGATAGATTAAGCACATTAGACCATAAGTCTGCTGAATATAAGTATGATATGTATATGTTATCTTTAGGTAATACTACTACAAAAGCACTTGCTAAAGGGAGTTATAGTGCTTCAACTGCTAGTACTTATAACCCTGCTGTAGATTCTTATAACCCTACCACTAGTAAAATTAATTCTGAATCTTCAAAAAAAGTAGCAGAAGCCAAAAAAAGGGCAGAAGCTATAAAAATGGCGATGTATCTTAAAACACATCCACTAGAGGCTCCAATGGTAGAAAGCACTAAACAGCACGCTGAGAGAGTGAAGCGTATACAGACAAGGTTTACTGATGAGTTAAAAGCCCAATTTGATATATTTGGTACCAGTAATGAGTCTTATGTCAAGAAACAGTTAAGTAAATATAACATGTATTTAGACGTAGATAAATTATACAATAGTTATAAAAAACAATATCAAGACTTATACAATAAATAAAGGATACTACTTTGGATAATACAAACCCATTTGACCTATCAGGCGTAGGGATTAGTGCTCTACCTGAAACTGCTACCGCAGATTTCACTAAAGTCCTTAGTGTATCACAGCAAAAAACAAATAATTTGCAACAACAAAAACAAGATAAGTTACAGCAATTAAGTCCTGCTACTTCAGATGCAGATTATAATACCTATTTTACTAATTTACTTAATAGTCAAAATACCCCTACAGACGGTGTACCTGAGTCAGATTTAGTTGATGAAGTACAAGCAGCATTATACAAAGGTGGGCAGGGTGTAGGTCATATGCTTACTGATATCGGTGCGTGGGCTACTTCTAGTATGGGAGATGGTAGATTATCTAAAAGTTTATCTGACATTAACTATAAGACGGATGCTGAAGTGAATAAGTATGTTGATTATAACCCAAGTAATGCAGAATATAGACAGAAACAGTTAAGTGATTCATATGATTCCCTTATGAAAGATCCCTCACTTGGCGGTTTTGGTGATGTAGTCTTAAATGCACTAAAGAGTGCTCCTACAGCATTAGCTGACTCATCTGCTATTATTGCAACTATGCCTTTAGGTGGTGAAGGGTTATTTGTAAAAGTAGCTGAAGGCTTGAATATTGCTGCTGATGCAGAGAGAGCCAATGTAGCAAGAACGTCATTAGAAGCACTGACTAAAGTAAAGAATCTTAGAGCTGCTCGTACTGCTGAAGAGCCTATAATCGCTCCAATGACAGGCTTAATACAACCAATTAAAACTACAACACCACAAGATTTGAACCTTTTTAGGACTGCTCCTAAAGTAGATAATATACTAATAAAAGATAATGCAAAAGCTATAATTCATAAAGCTAGTATACTTAAAAGAGAAGGTGTTTTAAATACTGTAACTAAAGAAAAATTAGCTAAAAGCCTAAAAGCGTTTAATGACTTAATGCCTATAAATAGAGCTTCTGTTACGCTTGGTTCTTCATTTGCAGCAGATGATGCTAGAAAGTTTAAAAAAGATAATAACGGTAAAGCAGCAAGTATTGGTCATGTTGCCTTAGATACAATTGCGCAAACATTAATGATGGGTGCAGATTGGTCTACTATTAAAATGGGTATGGGACTTGATACAGTTAAAAAAAGTACAGCAGATAAAGTTAAAAATATATTTTTAGGCGCTAAAGATAATATAGTTAAAGCTACTAAACATGGTAAATCTTATTTAATAGGTGATATGCTTATAAATAGTGCTTATGATGTGCTTAAAGTAGCAGGTGCAGGTGCTGCTACTAACTATGTACAACAATGGGTTGGTATTATTGGAGCACAAGCAGGAACTGCTAAACATGGTTCATTATCTGATGTTATAGCTAATAAAGCTAATCAAAAAAATGCAGCATTAGCAGGTGCATCTGGTGCAGGTATGACTGCAGCTATGAGAATGGCTCCTATGGCTGTTGGAGTTCCCTTAAAAGCTACAGGTATTGCGGCAACTAACATAGCTACTAAGACATTTCAAGCAGGCCAGAATCACTTAACAAACCTTAACTACGCTATGCTGAGTAAAGATAAACGAGCTGAATTTAACGCTAAACATGAAGCAAGAGTTCAAGCAGCTGATGCAGAATTACAAGCCCATAACGATGCTATAGATAAGATTAAAAATGCTAAATCTCTGGATGAACTAAACAATATTGATGATCCTGCAGTAGCTAGTGAAGTACAGCATATTATTGACTCAAACTTTGGTTCAACAACAGTTCATAATGAAGTTAGAAATACTAAATCAGTAGAGGATTTAATGAGTATATCTGGGACAATAGCAAAACTTGCTAAAACGCAAGTAGATAAATTAAATAAACCTGTTAATGAAATTACTCCACAAGAACTAATAGCCATAAAAGAAGATATAATATCTTCTAATAGAGCTATGAATATGGCAAATGAAGGTAAAGCCGATACTGAATTATCTAATAAAATAGATTCTGCTAAAACTCCTGAAGAGCTATTTAAAATGATGAATGAAAAAGATTCTAAGGGTAACCCTCTACTACCTAATGAACTTATAGGAAGAATTGATTCATTTAAAGGGGATAGTAACAGTAATAAAATATTAGATGAACAATTTAATACTTTTAAAACTGAATTAAAGCAATCAATACAAAACAATAAAAAATCTCCAGTGATGGAGCACGTTAATAGCAAGATTGATAGTATTAAAAATGCAGCAATAGCACAACATAATGAAGCTATAACATCTAAAAAACTTAAGTTAGAAACAGAAAGAGCTAAAGATTATAGTTATGCGCTGTATAAAAATGCCAAAGAAGGTGTAAAAGGTATTGGCAAGTATATTGCAGGACAGTTTAGTGATGAGACAGTTGCAGCAGTAATAAAAGCAGCAAAAACTACCTCAGATCTAACTTCTGCAGCAGCTAAAGCTACATTAGACACTGTAAAAGATGCTGATAAGTCTACTGTTAGGGCTATGATTGATGATGTTGCAAGAGGTAAAGTAAATAAGAGGTTATATGATTTTTCTAAAAACGAATTAGAGGAACTTAAAAAATCTTTTAAAGACAACAAAAAAGCACAAGATGTTATTAACAGGGTTCAAAAGAATCAGCAAAAAGCAGTAAAAGCTATGGGTTTATCTGAAGATTCTAAATCTAATGGTTTACTAGGTTGGTTATCTAATACTACAAAAAGTATATTAAACAGTCCATTAGCTTATAGAACACAAGGACTTTTACACGTTAAATTAAATGACTTAAAAGATTCTAAAATAATTGATAAAGTCTCAAAAGTACTTGACTCAGTAGAAAAAGATTTAAAGAAATCTGATGGTAAAAAACTTACACCAGACCAAGAAAAGCAGTTACAGAAATTAAAGGATACTGTAGAAAAAGCTAAAGTTGTGTTAGAGGAAGAAACTAAAAAGGCACAAAGTGAATTAACTAAAGATAGTGGTGATAGTACTGAACAAAAAGTAGCTAATAAAATTAACAGTTCATTTTCTGACACTGTAAATAAAATACTAAATAATGAACTTACTATTACAGATAAAAATGTTAATGATTTAAATAAAGAAGATATAGGCACTATACTTAGTTTAGGTCATCCAGCGTTTGACAACGCTATGGATAATAAAAATAATCATTTAACAGCAAACCAATTAGATAGTATTAAAAAAGCTTCTGACAGTATTATAGAACATTCAAAACTCTCTAAAGAAGAACGTACATTACTTGCTAAAAATGGTGTTTTAAATTATGCAAACACAGTAGAGAAAAGCATAGATTCAGTAGAAAAAGAGAATTTAGCTAATGCCAATAAAGGTACTTCTTTAGAAAATATAGATACAATACGGTTAAAAGAAAAAGAAGTTAAAGAAGCAGAGAATAAACTAAAAGAATTTGCTGATGAGCTTGGTATAAAAATATGTGGTATATAAAGGATATAAATGAGTTGTATTAACTTAAATGATTTGGCACAGAGTTTAGAAAAGATTAAGTATACTGTACAAAGTAATGAGGGTAAGATAGCTAATAAGGATATTAGATTTGAAACATCTGATATTCCTATGAAAGCTATATTAGATGTATTACAAAACGGTGAAGGTAAGTTTAATGATACAGAGTCTGTAAAAGATAGAATGACTAATATGTTTTATAAGTTAAAAGGTATAAGATATACCCTATCTAATCCAGACACATTTAATAGTATACCAGAGTTATTTAAAAGTAATAATGATAAATCTATAGCAGTATCGCTAGGATTATCTGAAGTTATTGAAGCTGTAAGAGGTGAAGTATTTAAAGGTGAAAACCTTAATGTCCCTATGGATAAATTTTCATCAAAAACTAAAGATGAGTTAGCAGAAGTTAGGGTACCTTTTGCAAGAGTGGCTGCAACACTTGGAAGACAGATAATGGCTAGTCGTACTGGTATGATATTTGGTATAAATGATTCATCTAAAATGTCTGGAGAGGCTATAGAACAAGCATATCAAACTATTGGTGAAGCTGCCTTACAAACATTAGCAGATAACAACTATATTAAAATATCTGATAAAGGTACTGTCATAAATGATTTTAGAAAAGATGATAGTACAACTTCTGATACAAGGGGTAAAGCAAAAGATCAAACTATTGCAATGAAAAGCATATCATTAAATCTTGACACAGAGGGATCTTTATATAAAGAATACGGTAAAGGTCCTGTGGACTCTTTTGTTAAATTCTTACATTCTGCAGGTAAAACTGATCCAACTGAAATGAGTTATGCTGAAGGATTACAAGAGAAGTTAAATTGGTCAACTTCAGAAGAAGCAACTGAAGTACAAGAGGATATCAAGAACTTAAAACATCTTGATGCTTTACAGTTATTTTTATCTGGTATTAAAAGAATAGCTGTCCCATCTACATTTGTTGATGTTAAATTAGATTCTGAGAGTATTGATAATAAAAGAAATACAAGTGAACCTTATTCAGAAGAATTTAAAGAAGGTATGAAGAGTTTAAATGAAACAAAACAACATATTAAACAACCTTTTTTAAACTTCTTTAAACATTTAGCTGAAAAGTATCAAGAGGAAGAACGTCCTTTAAGAGGGTTTTTTAAAAATAGTTTTACAAACAGCAGTGATGATAGTCTTAATCCAGATGACTTATTAAACACTATGTTCGGTCTATATAGTAAAGATATTGATACATCTTATTCTGATGCGTCTATTGTCGGTAAAAATACCTCTATATTATCCCCTTTAGAGGATATACTAGGGCATATGGGCAGTTTAATGGATGAGAATGGTTTAGCTAAGATATTCTTTAATTCGTCTCATATCGGGGCTAATGTACGTGATTACTATGATGCTGCATATATGAGTATACAATCAAACAAACTTATAAGAGATATTGTAGGTGTTGGAGAAAAAGAAGAAAAGACTTTTAATATTGATGAGGATAAAAAGGCGTTTACTAATTTGTTAACATATTTAGTGGATGCAATGCCTGATGAAGCTTTTAGTAAAATAAATGAAGAAGGTAAAGATACAGAATCTTTAACTGAAGAACAAAAGATTAAAGCAATACTTGGTAATGAGGATACTCCTGAAAGTAATGCAATATCCCAGTTAATAGATCATGTTGACAATCTTACTTCAGAAAATCCTGCTACAACAATTGAAGAAAGATTAACTGCCTTGTATAATATTAACTATTACATGAATGGAAAAAAGAAAATAAAGAATCCTTCATTTATGCATAATGCTTCAATTATATCTGCAATTAAAAATATAAGAGCAGCAGTTAACAGTAAAGATAGGATGCTTACAACAGACTTTTTAGTCGATCCTGATGCAAGCGCAAATGGTGCAACATTAAAACTTGGTGAAGCTATTGGAACTCCTAAGGCTAAAGAAATATTAGAACAAGTTGGAGTTGCTGAAGATGCAAATACTGAAAATAAATTAAACAGTATTTATGATTATATCAATAAAAAGATCATCACTCCTGCTATTGAAGTTACTACTAATAAGACTACTCAAAAAACTAAAACTAAAAATAAGATAGAGATTATACCAAAAGGTGAAGTTTCTTTAACTGACAAGGATGTTAAGACTATAGAACTACTGGAAAAGGTGATATATAAAGGCAATATGCGTAACTTTGCTAAGTTACCTGCTATTCCATTGATTTATGGTCAAGGTAAAATAGCATCAATTAAAACTATTGCAGAAGGTATAGCTGAAGCAATTGGTGTTGAGTTTAATGGTTCAAAAGCTGATGAATTGACTGATGGGCATAAAGAAGTATTAGGTCTATTAGGTGAAGATAAAGATAAAACTAACCCTAATAGAATAACATCTAAAGATGTTGAAAATCTTGTTAAATTATTCAGTAAAAAAAATACTGGCATAGCTACTAAAGTCTATGGTCTTATGGCAAAAGAGTTTTTTAGTAAGCCAGATGGAGCATTAACAGCTTATAGTGAATTATCAAAAAATGTATTTAGTAAAGCAGAAGACATATTCAATGAAGGAAGCAAATCTGAACATTTCAGTAAAAAACTTGATGAACAAAATTCAAAAGTTCAAACATTAAAAGCTAATTTAAGCCATGTAAATAATCAGTTTAAGATTATTAAAAGTCAAAAGAAAAAGGTAAATAAGAAAATATGGGATAATTTAGTATCAGAACAGACTAAAGCTAAAGAAGACCTTGATATGGCTAAAAAGGAGCTACAAAGAATGGTTACGTTAAAAGACCATTTCATGATGGCTCCTCCAATATCTGATAATATGGAAACTGATGCAAAGACTATGTTTGCTAATCCTAAAATAGGGTTTAAACTTGAAAAAGCGTTTAATGTATATAACAAAGATACAGGAACTATAACAGTTAAAAAACTTCCACAATTTACTGTATTTGATGTTAGTGGTACACATATGATTGACTCTAATAATCAAATAACAACAGGTGGACATTATCTTAACTTGTACGATGCAAAGTTTCTTAATGCTAAAGATGCAGAACATCAGATAGATGCTTATTCAGATAAGATGGCAAAGAATATGAAAGAGTACAATAAGGTACAAGCTTTATTACACGCAGCCACTGAGTATGCTAACCTATTCTATGAAAAAGGCTCTAAAGAACATACTAAAGCTTTAGCAGATATACAAAAACAACAAGATGTATTCAATGAAAAGTTTGCTCCAGCACTTAAAGAAGCAAAGATTAATACTGATGCTGGTGTACTATTCGGTGAAAAACCTGTTAATGCTGATACTATTGATACTAATAAAAGTAATAATGACTCCATAAATGCTACTAAATCAGAAGAAGGTATTATCCATCTTGAAACATTAGATGAGGGTGAAAAAACTCCTATAATCAATGCTTTTTTAAAGTTACAAAAAGACATGAATGTAAAAGTAACTGTATCAGATAAAGGAAGTAATAAGTTTGTAGCAGATGAAAAAGGTAGTGAAATACTGTTAAATACTAAAGAATCAGAATTGACTGGTGGAAACATTAAAGATAAATCAGAGTTACAAGAACTTGCAAGTCATGAAATCTTACATAGTTTTACTTCTGCTTGGTTATCAAAAGATGGTATTGAAAACACAACAGAATATAAATATTTAAAATTGGCTATACCAAAATTACAAAAACTTGTTAATGATAATTTTAGAGATGGGACAGTAGGTGAAAATGCTTATGATAGATTGGCATATGTGTTTAAAGAGTTTGATAAAAACCCTAAAGTAGGGGTAGCAGAACTAATAAGTATTTTAGGAGCAGAACCTAAAGCTGCTAAAGAAATTTATAAAATGATTGATAATTCAAATAATATTAGATTTTCTACAAGACTTAAAAATATTATAGTAAAAGCAGTTAAAAAAATTATGACTCATTTAAGCCTTAAAGCTGTAAGTAGGTTAGAAAGAGATGGATTAAATATTGAAGATTTAAATAATGCAGTAAATGCTGTAATTAATCAATCTATTGTGGATATTAAACAAGATAGTAAATCTTTTAAAAATAATACAATTAAGAGTAAAAAAGAGTTAGGACCATTAGGTTATTCAAGTATTGCTCCACAAGGTTTATTACCTAGATTAGATAATGCAATAAATAGAAAGTTGAATTATATAAACCATTTTAGTGAAAGAGTTGTCACTAACCCTTTAGAGCATAAAGCTAAAATAATTAGTAAAAATATTGACACTATGCTAGAAGGCTATCCAACATATCTAAGAGCTAAAAGTGCTGCATTAGACTTATATAACGGCTCAGATACATTGCAACAACTTGCTGAATATGTTAGAACACCTGATAAGCTTATTAACAGAAAAGCAAATGTGTTAACAATGTCAGATAAAGTTAGTAAAGAAACACAAGAAAGAACAAATGAAGCATTGAATCAAATACATCATTTAACTAAAGACTTTACTAAAGAAGGTAAAAAGACGCTATCAGACATTACATCAACTGTACCATTACAGTATATGTTTGAAGCATACCCAGAACTCGGTAAAGCTAAGGAATTTAAAGATAAATTAACAGAGTTAGAAGCAACAACAGCTAAAAGCGATTTAAAGTTTTTAGAGGATTTAACAACAATGCTAGTAGAGGGGGAAGTAGTAGATAGTAGGTTTGGATCAGTTGATGATAAGTATGGTAAGGGTGCAGATACAAGTAAATTTAAAGCTATATTAGCTCTTAAAACATTAGAAAAAGTTGATCCAGAGTTTAAAAATATGGAAAACTTAGCAATGCATAATAGTGAATTATACACAATTATTAAAGATAATAGTATGGCATTGCATCTTATGCACAAAGAACTTACAAATGATAGATATGCTAAAGATATACAAGTAACACCTCATTATGAAAAGTTGATACAAAAAAGAATATTTAAGTGGGAAAACAGGAATAGATATCAATATGAAGATAGTTCTGGATGGAAGATATTGCAAGAGGCTACAAAAGAAGGTAAAGTAGGAATAGCTTATAGAGAGCTCATAGATAAGCACCAAGCTCAAGGAGCAGGTATCGATGTTCAATTACCTACCCAAGATCTTACCGTGCCTTCTAGCTACATTACTGATGGCAGTGTAGATATACATAAAAGTAATATTGTAAAGTTCGGTAACGAATATAGAGTTATTTTAAAACCTGATCAACATACAACTATGAGTAAAATTACAAACCCAGGAGAAAGTCTAGTTCGTTCAACTACTAATATGATACATCTTAGAGAAACCGAAGGTATTAGAAATTTAGTGGTACAAGAAGCATACACTATGAAGATTGATGACTTTTCAGATAGTTCTAAACAACTTAAAGAGTTAAATGATCTTATACAATCTGATACAATTGATCACCCTTGGTTTTTAAAAGTACCAGAAGATATGGATTATTCTAAAGCTTCTGCAGAGATTAAAGCAAAATATAAACCTATACAAGTAAAACTATCAGATGTAAATGACTTTAATAAGAAAGTGTCTTGGGTTAGAAAAGATATAGCACATTGGCTAACAGGTTATAATAAAGGTCCATTATTTCAAAGTAAAATGGGACAAAAGATGACAAGAGTTGTTAAAAACGTTGTATCTTTAGCTAAGATTAATATGGCAATTGTTAACCCTAAAAAGATAGCATTAGATGCTGCTTCATCGGTCAATCAATTAACAATAATGGGTGTACCATTATCATATAACGCTAAACACTCTAAAGCTTTTTTAGACGATGTTAAAACGTATAAAGAGACTAAAAAAGAAATGGCGTTATTACAGTTAAAACTATTTGGTAATCCAAATAATAAACTTATACAAGCTAAATTAGACAAATTAGAAGATAGTATCAAAGATAATGAAATGAATAAGGCAGCAAAACTTGGTTTTGTTAACTCATTAAGTTCAGATATTGTATCCTCTAATTCACAAACTAGATATGGTTTAAGTGCTGATGTTGATAAGGTTTTAGAAAAAGTTTTATTAAATAAGGGTGGGGAAACTAATGCTATAGGTAAAAGAATTGTTGCTTTATCTAAAGTAGGTTTTGATGGAACAGCAGTATTAAATAGATTAGCAGATTACATAGAGGTTATACCTGGTGTAGGAGATAAATTAAAAGGTATACATGAAGCATTAGATGAAATGGAAAAGATTAAGGATGAGGAAGATGTAGTAGGAATGATGAGACAATGGACATTATCTCCAAACTCTGAGTTTGTTAAGGCGGGTATTGAAACAAATGACCTTATAGATGCAACATCTAAATATACTTATTATGTGTGGTTAACAGAAGAACAAGGCTATTCACATGAAGATGCTATAAAACAAGTTGTTAAAGCTATACCTGATTATAAGGAAAATATGCCAAGTATGGTTAAATTGTTAAGTGATTATTTTATTTTACCATTTCCCTCATTTAACCTTAGAACAGTATTGTCACAGTATATGATGTTTAAAGAAAGACCAGCAAGTGTAATAACTTTCTTTGGCATAGAGAGTGCATTAGGGACTGACCTTGAGTCTATAATTGGTACAGGACCAACAAGAATAAGTAGCCCATTAGATGCAGTAGGAAGTGGGTTTATATACCCAAATAATATATTTAATTATTAACAAAATAGGTGTATGTTAATACCCCTATAATAAATAAGATGATAAGTGGAATTGAAATATAGGATAGGTAAACTGTAACAATAAGTGTTACACCTATCATCATAACAATAACTAAAGTTTGAATAAGAGCAGAGAGTTTTTCAAATAACATCAATAGTACCTTTTACCGACTGGGTAGTACATTAGGTATATACTAAATATAGCACTCGCTACTGCCGCTATTACCATACCTCCTAAGGTTCCTCCCATAATAACCGCAATTACTATAAAAACTAAAGCGTCTATCACTGCATTTAAATAATTACCATTTTCCATTTTAACTTTTAATATTATAAAATTAAATACTAATGCTATTGCTATTATTATTATTTCTACCATTTAATCTCCTTTTAATTTAGCTAATAGGAGTCTGGCTTCACTGCAATTGTGCGCTGTGGCTTCAGACTCCATTAGTATGCTTATTTGGGTGTATTTCTTACCACCTAAACCTTTTAGTGATTCAAGTGATTTAAGGGTGCGTAGAAGATTTGAGAGAGTCATTATGTACGCTCATTTAAGAGGTGTTGTAGTTTCTCTTCAGGGCCTACAAAGTTAGAGGGCTTCATTTGTTTACCTTCGGAGTCTTGACCTGCTTTTAGTTTTGTCATATTTGCGTTCATGACTAGCTCTAGTGCTCTCATAGCTTGTTGAGGTGTAAGCCCTAGTTTAAAAATAGAACCAAAGTTAAATATAATTGAGTCTAGGTGTTTATCTAGTATGTCTACTTCAGTTGGTTTATTAGGTTGTGCTATTGTACCCATAATCATTCTAGAAGCTTGTTTAGGTGTTAAGGTTGTTAACACGTCATTCAACTCAGATGGTAAATCATCTTCTAATTCACTTAATTTCCCCTCACTATCTACGAAAGTTTCTAACATCTCTTCTATAGGATATGCAGATTCGCGTCTGTCGTCGTAGCCTTTGTTTAGTAATCCTGCTTCCTTGTTGAAGCGGTAAATTTGTTTAATTGGATTTATGTTCATTAGATTAGCTCTCCATTTAATTCTTTAACTATGAGAGTTGAATATCCGCTTAGATCTCTCCATGAGTCGTCATATGTTGGATTTCCATTAGCAATCCTACTAAGCTTATGTATTATAAGTTGGATAGCTTCATTCATTGAGTCAGTATATTTTTCTGGTTGTCCATGCTGGCATACATGATCATCAAAAGCTACTTGGAGCTTCTGTGATAATTCCGCTTGTGTGGTAAACTTACCGTAGTTAGAGCCTCTTTCAGCTAGTGTTTCATCAATGCCTACTAGGGTATCAGATGTATCTTCATAGATGCCTTCAGTTGGTACTTCTGATTTAACTCTTTTTATATCAAAATCTAATGAGTCCTCTAAGTCCATAGATATAAACTCTCTAAAGGCTGCGTCTAAATAGGCTTCTCTACTACTCTTAGGGATGTTAGTTTTAAACCAATCTTCTGATGGTAATTTCGTATCGGTTGGTAAATGTGAATGGATTGAATAAATCACGTCCATAAATTCCTTAAATTTCATGTGTGTCCTTTAATCTTGTTGCATGTCGTAAACGTCTGATAGGCCTTCGACATACTGTTTGTGAGCTTCTTGGTCATTAGGTACTAGTTTAGCTTCTAATGCTTTGATAGCGGCTTCTTTGATGTGTACCGGAGCATCTGATACTCGGTACTGTTCAATCTTTCTGTGTATTTCCTGTTTAGTCATATTATCACCCATTGCAGGCTTCACATACTGGAACTTCTACTTTAACTTTAGTTGCACCATTTAGTGTACGAATGTAGTATAAACTTTTGATATATGGATCTAGCAAAGCTTTCATATGAATTTCTGATACATACTCTTCTTTAACATCGTGAGTAAAAAATAAGTTTACAGATTGTGATTGGTCTATTTCCTGTTGTCTATCAGACGCTAATTTAAGAATAGTCTCTTGATTTATCTCAAAAGCAGTCCTAAAGACATCTTTTTCATGCTGGGATAACCAGTCTTCTGCCTGCACTGAACCTTGATCTTCTGCAATACGCTTCATGGTATTTTTATTATACACTCCACGTTCTTTCATTAGATTTAATAAGGTAGGGTTAATACGATATACAGTACCTCCTGCAGTGTCTTGTTCATATGAGTTAGCTATTATAGGATTTATACCGTCTGATACTCCACCCATAATAATAGCTGTGGACATAGTAGGTGCAATAGCTATACGGTGAGAGAACCGTTCTCCATAGCCTTTAAGAAATTCAGGTTCACCTATTTCGTTAGCTAACCATTTTGACACTTCATGAGTACGTTCATTTAGTTGTTTAACTATTAACTTATTAAGCATAACAGTCTGTAAATCTCCAAATACTAGAGAGTGTTCTTGAAAGTATGTAGCCTCTCCCATTAAACCTAAACCTATGGCTCTCCAACCTTCAGTGAATTTTATCACTTTTTCAAAACCTACTTCCTGTTTAGCTTTAATAAGCATGTCCTCTATTACCGTATCTAAAAATACTGTAGCTATTTCTGTAGCTTTAGTATCTTTCCATTCATCATATTTAGCTACATTCATTGAAGCTAATACACAAGTGAAGGATTGATCTTCTGTGGCGGTAAGGGCTATTTCAGAACATAAATTTGAACTGTGTACCTTATACCCTTTATCGGTGTACCACTTAGGATTTGTACGATTTACTTTATCCAAGAATAGGAAATAACCTTTACCTTTAATAAGTTTTATACGTAATGCTTTTTTCCATCGTCTATCAGCTTCTTCGACATCTTTTTTAATAAGTTCTAAGAAATCATCTGTTATATTCCAGCCCACATTCCAGCCATCATCGTCAGCTAAAATTTGGTCAGCAACTTCATCAAAATCTGCAGATAGTATGTCTAAATACTTACCAATCGAACCTCTACGGCTATTGCCTTGAGATACTTTTTTGCATACTGTAACTAAGTCGTCCATTACTGGATGCACCCCAGAAGCTTCACCACCCTTACTAATACTTTCACCTCTAGGCCTAATTAAGTCGAGAGCTGCAGAAGTCCCATAACCACGTTGGGTCAATTGAGCTACTTCTCTGTAATATCTATAGAAACCAGCAATCGAATCTGGAATTATACCACCTGAACATGCTATAGGGTGTCCACGATTGTTACCCATGTTAGTTAATACTGGTGTTGATGGTGACATCCAACCATTCCACATTATTGAATAAAAGGCATCATTCCAAGAGGAATAACCCCATGTAGGAGGTAGAGGTATCCTTAGGATCTCATTTGCTATGTGTGAAGCTCTATCTGCTATACGAATGTACATACCCTCAGGCGTTTCACCTGGTAGCAAATAGTTTTTCTGTTTTAGTAACTGATAACCGGAAGTAGTGTACCAATTAGGGGCTTTTTCATTACGTTGAAGCTGTTTACGTTCAACACTAAACCGTTCATATTGTGTCATGTTATTCATATACTAACTCCTCTATAAAAGGCTTTAATGATAAATTTTCTGTCTTCCAATTACGTCTATATTGACTAGAACCTGATATGAAAAAATCATGCATTTTTATGCTAGTTGCACCTTTGTAGAACCATTCTGCTATAGGATCCGATTCTACAGTATATAGAACTAGTTGTGGGCTTAGGTTATGTGTTACTTCGTTTGATCTAGAACGTATAAATGCTTTCATTTGATCTGCTGTAATGTCATTAATACTGTCAGTGTTTTCAAACGTATAATTAATTATCGCATCTTCATGTTGAATAATTTCATCACGTACAGTTTCTTGTGCATCTAATAGACTTTCATACCATGCATTGAATTGATCACTAGGTAATGCTTCTTTCATTTCTGACACATATTGTTTATACAGAGCGCTAGCAAATAGTCCATGAAGAGTTTCATCATTTATAACAAAGTCTACACCTACCAAAGTATTTTGTATTAGGTTATGGCCATTAGCTTTAAATGATTTTAATAGTGCAAAGTTACTAAATAGTAGTACCTGCTCTATCATACTTACAGTGAATAAGGATAAAGCTTTATTATCATCGATATTATCCATTATATTTTGTAATAAACTAAGCTTATTTCTGAGTACTGCTATACGTTCTTGATTATCAGCTATATCTTCAGGTTCAATAGCTAATTCATCATTCATCTTTTGGTAGAAAAAAGCATGTACTGATTTTTCCATAGCTGCTATTTGGGTTGCTGCACCTTCTATTTCCGAATGTGGAAACCACTCTGAAATACGCTGCCAGATATCCCCTACATTTTGTTCTATTTCTACAAATAGTTGAAGGGTAAGAGTAACTAAGGAGTATTGATGTTCATCCATATTTTGTCTGTAATCATTAATATCTTTGTTTACAGGTATTTCTTGAGCAGTCCAAAATATATCTTGTTGCTTTTCACGAAACTCATTAGCAAATGGGTATAGATACCTACCAAACATCTTGTTTGGTGTTTCAATAGGTAGCATACTAATTACCCATAGCTAGATTAAGCCAAATAGCGGCTAGGGAGAAGTACACAAACACTTTAAACCCTACTGTACATGGTATTTGTTCTTTAAGTTTATCTTTAAGATTATTGAAGTACGGCATATTAAGCCTTGTCAGCTGCTAGTAAGTCTTTACGTAAATGTACACCATCTTTGCCTAATTGGTTAGATAGTTTTCTAATACGTAACGATTTGGACTTCATAGGCTTAGCTATGTATCCGTCAATTTCTTCAATAGTATGTAATAGTGTTGTCTTATATTCTTCTAGTTGTGTGTTGATGTTCATTTAGTTTCCTTTGTTTGTTTGTTTTAGTTAAGTTATCTAAGTAATGGCTTTATTGCTGTGGCATGCCAACCTGGCCTCATTGAAGTAATCTCTGAGTCCCGAGGAATTGCACCTCTTTCTTTTTAACTTAGATAACAAGTGTGCGTAGTACCGTTGTATTTGCTCACTACACTGTTTGTTTAAGTTTACGGTGTTGGAAGTTACATCTCTCCTCGTTACACACCAACCGGATGTTCTTTAACGTCCCATGAGCAGGACACGCTACCGTAAGGCCGGATGGGCGTATACCTAGGTAAGTCGCTTCACCCGGTAGTAGCGATACAGTAATTTCTAACCTCCGTGCTGTTAGACGTGGGGTACAAAAGTTTATATCTCTGTGTACGCTAGATGGTAGGTAATTGTAATCCTCAATATTTATAAGTGTCACTGTAACACAACCTACATTGGTAACCTTAAATTATTTTGAACTTTCTGTTAAACTATGCTTTATTTAACTTACTTTTAAAGAAATTGGCTTTAGTACATTTTCTTTCTATTATTTTCAACATAGTACCTAAGTTGGATATACAAGTGTTTTCAGTAATAAAACCTGGTAAGTTTACATCTTTTTTACTAAATTGTTGCTTAAGTATTTTTTCTATTTGTTCTACTGTTTTAGCGTCAGACTTATATAAGTGTAACAATTTTACATCTTTTATTTTATATTCTTTAAACATTTTAGTATGTGTTGTATGACGTACATAAGGTTGTGTAGTTATACCATAACCTAATACGCTAGATGATATTTTATAGATATACAACCATCCATGTTTTTTAGTATTGTCATAACCTGCTTTTTTACAGATAGGACATCCTTGCTCTAGATGAAAATGGTTTCTTGGTAACTGTTCAAAATCTCCATGAGTATGACAAGTAATAATTACCTTAGTATCTGAATCAGTAAACACTGACTTACTATAACTATATGTATCTCCATGTACCTCTTTTGCTTTTTTTATAAAGCGTTCAGTACTATTTACCCTATTATGTTGATCTGGTACATACTTTCTTCTAGAGCCTATTGGGTCTATTAGTTTTTCTTGTACACATTTTTTGCACCCATTTCCGTATAAATGGTTATAGGCCTTATGCTCAAAATCTCCGTGTACTGGACATGTAATAGTCACTAGCTCTTTAGAACTTTTATACTCTGCTTTTTCGTACATATAGTAGTTACTATGCCTTAAATTAGCACGTCTAACAAATTCTTTAGTATCTCCGATTCTATTAGAACACTTTGTACAATTTTGCCCTGCTAAGTGTTTATTAGTAGACATTTTAAAATCTCCATGAATAGGACAGATTATAGTAAGCTTAGTACTACTGTTTATATATACTGCCTTATCATAAGAGTACTTACCTCCATGCAGTTCAATGAATCTTTTTTCTAATGTTTTAAAGAACTTTATTATACGTTTACTTGTAACTTCTGGTGAGAGTGTCATACCAATCCTTTACAATATTATATGATACTCAACCTTAAATGTTACTTAACTGAAAAACGTTTCTTTGCGAAAGAAGGTTTACGCTGTGCACTGCTTCCTGAAGTTCCTATACTCTGTTTCGGGCGCTTATCTTTAATCCACTGGTCTACAGTCTCTTTAGTGAGGTCATCTTTGTAGATTACACCTTTGTTTTCAGAGTTCTCTAGGTACTCTAAGTCTTTAGTGTACTGTGCGCCTGGTTCTACTTCGTTAACGATTTCTTCTGCTGATGCACCATCTGCTGCACGGTAGAAATTACGGATAATTTTCTTCTCACCTATTGAACCGTTGTACACTGAGTATTCGATAGCTACCCATACTTTGATGTCAAAGTCAGTTAAGTTAGGGATTACTGCTGCGTCTTTCTCTGCACCATCTTTACCCATAGGTAGTGTTGCTTCCTCTGGATCTGCTGCTTCATCTTCATCTAGGATTACTAGAAGTTTGTTGAACGTTGCTGCACCGATTTTATTTTCATCCCCTGAATTATTTGTAATTCTTAAATTTCCATAAAGTGGTTGTGGTTGTTCATCTTTCTCGATGAAGAAATCTACGGATACTGAACCCCCCTTACCTTCACTTGCAAATGCTGCAATTACGTTTACGTCAAAAATTCCCGGTTTATTCAAATAAGCTGAGTTACCGCCTGTTGATTCTTTAACGCTTTCCGCATCTTTTTTTGTTTTAAAAAAACTCATATATTATTTCCTTGTTTTTAGTTCTAATAGGTAATATCCAATGTTGGGTGGAAAGTATAACTGATGTATACTTAAACTAAGCTGTTAAATAGACCATTTTTCAGCATCTACTTGTGTTGCAGTTAATGTAGCTAAATGCTTTTTAAGATTAAAATACTCTTCACCCTCTTTAAGTTTTTTAGACTTTTCTGGATGTACAAAGTTTTCTACATAGTACTTATCAGGTATGCCTGTAAGCATTGTACGGGCTTGTTTATCTGTACCGCGTGTATGTATAACTCGATTAGAGCTTTCTAAGGCTAACAGTATTGACTCATTTGTTGTACTGTAAAAACCACCTTTATCTAAAAACTTACCTGAACCGAATGAAATATAAGAATTGGTAAACTTACCATCCTCTTTTTCTTTGATTACATGATTGATTAGTATAACATTTATGCCTTGTAGTTCTAAACCCTCATGAATAAACTGAGTTAGTTTAGCCATTTCTTTAGTTACTTCTGCACCTTGGCTTCCGTATACGTTAGGTTTTTGTGAAGCTACATCGATTACATCCATGAATATTTGGGATACTGAATCAATAACTACGTTCTCTGGTGGTTTACCAAATTTTTCTATGTATGCATCTAACTTATCTAAGACACCTGAGATATTTACATCATTGCCATCTTCATCTTTTTCTATTGCGCCATTGATGAAAGTATCCATATCGTAGTAAGTATCTACTAGCATATGTGGAATTGGTAGTGAGAAGTTTTTAGCATCTCTAGAAATTACAAATGTTTCTTTTCCAAATGGTCTTAGTAGCTCAGTTTTACCTGCTCCGGCTATACCATTTATAAGTAATTTAATTCCTTTTTTACTCATTAGCTTTCCTTTTCTTTTTTATTTTAAGTCGTCTCACTGGTAGTTTATCAACTATTGTTAGTCCTGTTCTAGGACACCTGTGTTTAGAGGGTTCAGATTTTGTCTGGTCTCTAATCATTTGTTTCATTACTTGTTCTCTGTCTTTCTTAATAAGGTATTGCCATACTGAGTTCCAGAGGTGTTTTAGCCATTTAATCATTGGCAGCCTTTATACGTACAATTAGGCAGTTAGGTATGAGCGATCATAATAGGAGATCCTAACTGCCTAAGTATGTGTATGAATACTACACATAGTTTACTTATCGATAACTATTCAGATTTAAAGATTAGTTAATCTATTGTATCTAACCGTGTAGGGTGTGTCGAAAGAATGATTAGTTCTTTCTAGTCTTTTCATTTTTGTCATGGGTGACTTAACCAGAGACTCTACGAATCCACCTCGTAGTAAGTGCTAAGTAATCAACTCAGATATGTATGCCTTCGGGCTGGGTACCGCCACCTTCATATAAACTATGGCATGTAGTCATGGGGTTGTGAGGATTACCCTTTCCTCAATGGTTCCAGCAGCAGCGCACTGACACTGGGTAAGGTTTTTACAACTGATTCCTCCAGTTGCCAAGTTTTCTCTAACCGTATGAGTATTGGACACATTATTTTACAATCTGCTATAATTTAAGGCAAACCACTTATTACCAGTCAGCGTGAGGGACATTTATTTGACCCGGTTTGTTTAATACTTCAGATTTGTTGAATTAAAAGAGATATAGTTTTGGTTAATAGCTACATGTAGCATAACCATAGCTTCTTCACAGCTAATAGCCTCTGCGATGTACTTTAAACAATCTTCAAATATGTAATCACTAGCTGCTATCTGTTTTAGTGCTTGTCTACGTTGTCCATTATGTATCGATTCTACTATCTCTTCCATTACTGTTCCTCTATGTAAGATTCTGGAAAATGCCAGATTAAGTTGCGTAGTTCTGGGTGCTGTTCGGTAGCTAGGAGTTTGTCTTTAGCCAGTGTGAGCATATCCCCAATCCACTTAATGTCTTTTGGAGTGATTAGTTCAGTTAGGACGGTTACTTCTGGTGGTGTGTATTTACCTATAGGTTTGCCGGTCTTCTCTGAGGTACGACGAGTGTCTATTGGGCGGTTTACGTAGACTAAGCGGATACGCTCCATGCTCCTGCCAAGCTGCTTGAGTACCCAAGCATATACTAGGAGTTGCTGTTTGTAGTACGGTGGAATACTGGTTGGTTTAGTAGCCGAGTTATAACTCTTGTAATCCACTAGGATCGAGGATGAGTTACTCTCTCTCATTACTTTTACTTTTCCTTCTTTTAACAATTTCTCATATTCTTCTTTTGTTATTTTAACTTTCTTCATATAATTTCCATCCTTTGTGGGTTTTGCCTATAAGGTAACCCTTTTTATTTTTTAGCTTTTTAGCTACTGCATTTAATTTGCTTATAAGCAGTTCTGGGTATTTATCTCTAAGTTCTAGACAAGTTACGTTCTTTTCAATTTTGTTTGACGGTACATGCATCCAAGTGCGTTTAGTTTTATCAGCCTCATTGCGTCTTCGTTTACTAACGGCATCTTTTACGTATTGTGGCCTAGGTTTTCCGTACATAGGGTTATTTTTACCTTTATAACGTCTACTACAAGCTTCTTTATACATTAATGTTTCTAAAGGTGTAGCTTTTATCATATGAGACTTATATGTTTCTTCCTCATACTTATCTAATACGTTTAAAATAAAAGTTCCTATTACACCTAAAGAAGGATATACTTGCATTCTAGGTAGTATTAAATCTTCTTTAGGTGTAATAGATAGTTTTGCTTTTTCATATAATAACCTAATTACTGCTTTTTTATCTAAACGTAAACTGCTATTTACATTATACTTATATACTTTTTCATAGTTAATAAAAGGAAACACAAATTTATATCTTATAAGCATTTTATACTTTTCTATAGGTATTTTTCCGTATAACTTATGTATTTCAGTGTTTAAAAAGGATATTAACGAACTATGTGGATATGGTTTATAACTGTTAGTTGATGCTCTTTTTTGTTTACCCACTTCATCACATTTAAACAATATATCATATGCTAATGTACTTTTTGAAGTAAGTATCCATCCTTTAGCTTGTGCATTTGTTTTTGTTAACATTTTATTTACAGTAGAATTTTTAATGTTATACTTTTTAGCAAAAGATATATGAGTACCTGTAAACACCTTTTTAGTATCTTTATGCAAGAACATATATATAGTTAAATCTGCTGAATGGTGATTTTCTCCTTTAGGCGGACTATACCCATCAAAGTAATCTCCACCTAAAGTTGAATTATATCCATTACAAAAACTATCATAGTAGTCTATCCAGTATTTTTCAAAAGCTTGTATAAACATTTTTGGTACTTTATCTACTATTATGGTATGTTCCCATAAGTATTCCCCGTATTTAGCTATAGCATTATGAAAAGCTTTAAAGTCCTTTGTTTTTAGTCTTACTGTTTGTAAATGCTGTTTCCATCTATACTCCATAGAGTATTTTGTAACACCTACATAGGATTTTCCTGTTACGGTATTTGTATGTTTGTACACGGTATAAGTTAACATTAGAGGTATTCCTGTACTGAAAATACAAGGCAGATGCGTAATTTCAGCATCTTGAAGTTGTGCCTTTACAAGGTCTTATAAAAGTATTATACAATACCAATTCTTTAAGTATACTTATAATATTTAAACTTTTCTCCTGATATAGCATCTATTGAACCGCCAGCAAAGATACCGTCACCTAAATCATATGTTACAAACTCTTCTACTGACGTGTACTGATTAAGTGTTGGAATGATATATGAATTTACTAGTTCCATCGCCATAGGTTTCCATGCCTCAGCTACTACGTATTTGTCTACATCTACGTTATCTGATTGGTTCTCTATGTACTGATTGATTTCGTTGATGTCGGGTTCTTTACCTTGAGCCTTCATAGCGGCTACTGCGTGGACTATGTCTCCGATCACACTAGCCGTGTTTCCATCAAATCCTCCTATATTTAGTACTTTCTCTTTGTAGTATTGCCAAGGACGTGATATAAAGGTATTAAACGAACTAGCTGAAATACGAAAAGCATTTTCTGGTAGTTCATTTTTCCCATCATAGTATGTTAAGTAGTCTTTAGTCGTTAATGTGTTCATTCTTTAATTCCTTATAAATATCTTCATTCAGTAGTTTTTCTTTAAAATTGATACTTTTACAGTAGTTATCATAACTTTTTGCCGCTTCTATTTCGTCATCATAATAGCCTAACAGTTTTCATTATACTACCACGCTTTCTTCAATACTTAATATTTCAGTTAATTTTATTTCTGTTCGTTTTTTAATAGGTAATGTACTATTATTAGTGTCTGGTTTACCTTCAAATGTTATCTCTAAGAAAAATTTAGATTTACTATAAAATTTTACATTTGTGTAATAACGTGGTTTTTTCTTATACTTTACTTTAATTTTTAATGTTTTCATTGTTGTTCCTTTAGTGTATGTCTGATTTGTAGTGGCCGAATAGTTTACGAGATGGGCCTACTACAGCGTGTTGCTCACATATGTAGCACATGTCATTGTGTACTGTGAGAGGGTATTCGTATGCTGGGTTGGTTGAGTGTTTGTCTGCACAATCTACACATACCCAGAAAGAGTGGCCTTTAGTGCATTGGTCTATGCGTTCTTTTTTACTCATTAGTATGCTCCAATTCGTAGTAGTCATCTGATATCTGTTCTACTAGTGGGTTATCCTCTGGTATAAAGTATTCATCAATTAACTGCTGTAATTTATTGTAATCGTATTTAGTTAGTTCTCTGGTTAGTTTCTCAGGTACTTCCCATTCAAAATATTGTATATTCTTAATTTGTAGTGTCATATTACATTCCCCCTATGGTTATTGATATATATAAGTCTACTTCATACGGAGCACCCCATTCTGACGTTGTGTCGTCTTCATGTACGGCTAACATGCCTATGTACCCCTCTAAGCTTTCTTGTTCTACAAAATCAGTAATAAATTCTACTTCTGGGAAACATGAATAAAATTTCCAATCGTGTAAAACTAAGTATAGATAATTATCGTCCGTATAAAATTCCTCTGTTTGTTGTAAGTCTTCACTAAACTTCTCTTTGTATGTTTGTAAGAAGTGTTTAAACTCAAATGCTTTCTCTATTTTACATTTTATATATATTTCTGATCTGAATCCCATTACAGTTCCCTTTTAGAAGTCATTAAATTATACATTTTTTCTAGTGCTGCTTGTTCTGCTTTTCCAAACTCTATTAACCAATCTGGAGTTGTAGCAGATACTGGTTTATTTGCTATTTCATTTAATTTATTTAATACAGTACAAACTCTTGCTGCCTTTGTCATATTTTCTAATTTCATTATATATCCTTTAAAATTTGCTCTATCTGCTCTAAAGAAGCATTGTTAGGTAATTCATTTTCATCTGTATTAGCCCAACTAGTTCCTATATTTATAGCTGCGTTGTTGTGTACTACAGTATCAGCTATAAAGTCTTTTCTCATTATTTCAGGTAAGGTATCATTTAACCATTTAATAGCTTCTGGTGTATCTTCAATTTGACCATATAAGGCATCATAAATTGTTGCATTAGCGTATATGTCATACGACACTTCTTGTAACCTATGATTAAATTCATTCATAGCTATCAAGGTAAGTATTGACCAGAATTGTGATATTGAGTTCCATATAGTTCTTGCATCTTTATTTACATCACTAGTATACATCCTAGCTCCTAATCCCATATGGACGTACCCATCTTTCTTAACTTGAGGTATAATTATTTCTTCACGTAGTTTAGTAATACCTGGATAGAGTTTACCATGGTAGTTGTTAAATATTTCAGTAGCTTCCTCTATAGAACATTTAATTGAGTCTGCAATTTTGGGAGGAAATGCTCCGTAAGAAATTCCAAAAGTTACCTTCTTACCTTGTTGTCTAATACCTTTTAGGTCTTTATCCCCTTCTTCTATTCTATGTTTAAATTCTAGGGTGTCTGTGATTAGGTCTCCTGTTAATGGCATATACTCTGCAATTTTATCAGGAAAGTAACCTAAGGCATTATAGCAGTGACTATCTAGATTTTTTAAGAATATATTACATTTACCCTCATCTTTAGTCAAGTTAGCTAATACCCTATCTTCTAGTTGGTCGTAGTCTATTGTCCATACAAGGTATCCCGGTTCTGCTATTATACATTTCTTTAAAGGTTTAGCATATATGGATCCAGAACTTGGTAATTGAAGGAAGTTAGGGTTCTGTCCTGTTGGACGGAATGTTTTAGTCCCATATAAACGCACCCCTCCATGTAATGTACCATCAATAGTATAACGTGAAAAAGACTCTAAGAAGTTGTTCTTGATAATAGCACTATAACTATAGTCTATAAAAGCTTGTAATACTTCTCTTAATGTTTCATCTCCAGTAGTTTTTAATAATTCTTCAATCTGCTCTCTACCCCAGCTTGGTTCACCTGTATCTTTACTGAGTTTTAAAGGTTTAATATCTAACCAATTAAATAGTTCTGTTTTTTGTTTAGAGCTACCGGGGTTGAAAGGAGGAACTAACTCTTCCTTCGTGATAGTTTCTAGTTTAGTAAGCTTAGATTTGTTATATATGTCTAGTTTTTCTTGTGCTAAACATTTCATAGCATCTAAAACTATAGTGTCAGTAGGGTCTACAGTCTTCTCTATAATGTCTTTAAACATAGCTAAGGGGTTTATTTGATTATACTTCTTTAAGTCGTTTACAGACCATTTACTACGTTTATCTCTAGGTAAGTTAGCTTGGTCTAATAGATAGTTAACTAATCTAGTACGATGAGTCATATCACCTTGTTTATAAGGTTTAAGATAGTAATCTAATGTTCTAAATTTAGCACGTTGTTCTACTTCTAATGCTTTATAATTTTTATTGTATTGTAATTCTTGAAACTCTTTAATAATAGGATTGTTATCTAATGTAGTTTTTACTGAATTTAATACATTTATTATTACCTTATCTAGGTTTTGTATAGCTTCTTGATCCATAGTTAAACCATTACACATAAGTTTAATCATATCTGGTATTAATGGTCTAATAAAATGTTTATAGAAAAAAAGTGGGTCGATTTCAGAGACATCTTCTTTGCTAGGTGTCTCAAATATACCTAATATTTGCCAAGGCCTTAAATTGTGTTTTTCTATATACTCAAGTTTCTCTTTCGTTGTTAACTGGGAAAAATCCATTATTATAATCCTCCTTTATTTTTTTAAATATACTTGTTATATCTTTTGTTATTAACTCTGTGTTTCCTGATAACATAAAATTATCTCCTTTATACTTATCTTGTTTAAATCGTGTTAATAATATACTTTCTATTTTTAATGCATCATAACCTTTTTCACAGTATATGCTATCTATATATATTACTTTAATGTTTTTATCGTTTCGAAATCTCTTTTTTACATTATTGTTGGTAACACCAATTTTAAAAACTTCTATATTTGTTTTTATACTAATTATTTTTACAAAATATACTATACTTGGTTTTAAAGGATTAAACCCTTTAACTGCACAATAAGGACAACCTTGTTTATTACTTAAATGGTTATTAGGAGTTTGTTCAAAATTACCATGTTTTCTACAGGTAATAGTTACTTTAGTTGTAGCACCAGCATAATTTACTAAATCGTATTTATATGTATCACCATGTATTTGTTTGGCCTTCGTTAAAAAATCTTCTGTTGTTTTTAATATACTTTCTTTAGTTTTTATATTTGCACATTTTTTACATCCGTGTCCTTGTATGTGTGTAGTAGCTATCTGTGTAAAATCTCCATGAATAGGACATGTTATAATAACAGAACTATTAGATTTTGTATATTTACAGTTATTATAAGTATATTTATTATTATGAACTTTATTTGCTTTTTTTATAAAATCTTTTGTTGTATACTTATGTGCAGCTATTGTTTTAAGTTTTCCACATTTTGGACATCCTTGTTTTCTAAATATATGTTTATCCATACTCATTAAAAAATCCCCATGTATTGGGCATGTGATATAGCTTTTAACTTTTGATGTTTCATATATAAAATTATGGTATGTGTATGCAGTACCATGAACTTTGTTTATTCTTTCTTCAAGCGCATTTATTGTTTGTTTTGTACGTTTTGTTTGTTTTATACCTTCTTTTATGTGTATTCCTAAAGTATTAACCATGTAAATCCTTTTAGTATAATAATTTTATAATATTATAAATTTTAGCGTATTACACTTAAAATAAAATAAATACCTAGTATAATGGTTCTTCTTCTGAAGGATCAAATTCAGCTGCAGGAGGTAAAGTACCTAATAATTCCCAAGGACGTTTATCTGATTTAATACCATCATAATTAGATTCTTCACATATTAGTTCATAAGCTAATAGTAATGCGCTTGTATCATTAGCACAGTATTGTAGGAATTTCTCATCTTTAAAGTTTTCATTAGTGTAATCTTCCATCATACCCCATTTAGGGTCATAATAAGAACCTACAAATTCTTTTAAACCTGTCTTGCACTTCCAACTATCTACATCATTAATTAAGGTTCTAAGCATAAGCATAGGATCTTCTAAGTCTACTGGGAGTTGTTGTATGCGTTCATACATAATCTTCATATCAAATAGACTATTCCATACTAGTGTTTTGCCTTTAAATTTAGCTAACCATTCCCATATACGTAGCTCCTCTCTAGGGGTACTAGGTAATAGGATATAGCTATAGGTTTTATTATAAGATAGTATGAAGTGAGTTACTTTAGATATTTTAGGGTAACTCAGACCCGAACTACCTGCTATAAGTTTTAATTCATTGATTAACTCAATAGGCATATTGCCTGTATCTTTTAGTAGTTCTTTAGCTTCTTTAATCTCTTTATTGTTATAGATACTCCTTACTTCAGTATCTACTGCTAATAAAGGTTCATTTTCTAACTTTGCTAGTATTTTACTAATGTTAAAGCTAGTTGCTGCCACTTCATAGTTGACATGTATTATGCTCATGATTACTCCTTTGTTATTTTATAATCACTCCAAGAGTGGCTTTCTTGCCCTTTAGGTAATGCTACTAGTTCTTCACAAATATTTTCTAGTTCTTCTATTGTGTCTAATAGTTCGGTTACTAGCTGGGTTACTGTTGGTAGTTCTACGACCAGTTCAGAGTATGCATATACCTTATCTGTTACCTGTTTTCTATTTATCATTGTTATTCCTTTTGTTCAAATAGTTTAATAGTTTTACCTTCATCTTGTACTGAAATTCTATAGTTGTTATTTATTAACCATTTAGAAAATTCTCTACCTTTTAACCCTATAACTTCAACTCTTGTTGGTGCTAAGGTGTCTAATAAAGTATTTATATCGGTTACACCTATCTGTTTATTACTCATAACTCTTCCTTTGTAGTATTTATAGGTATCCATCCGTCAGCGTAGAAGCGTGAACATGTACCACACTCGTAAGGGTAATTTTCTTTTTCTGCTGGTTTATTTAGGCAGTTGTAACTATATATCTAGTTCCCATTATTTCTACCCTTTAATTTTTCATCTAGCTTTTCTTGTATAATACGGTCATATTCAAGTGAGGTTTTATGCATAAGTTCTACTCGATACCATAAGGCTGTAGACCCGAAATAGTCATTACGGGATTCTAACTCTGGTGTTATATAGTCTAGCTTGGGTTTTTTAACTGGGTTTGTTCTATGCACGAACTGATTTCGTTGTGTGAACAGATAATCGTACATTCTGTCTATCTCTTCTTCGGTAGGGTCGTACTGTTCAGACATTATTTATCCTTCGTTCTAAATCTTCTTGTAACTCTTCTCCTACTCTATCATATGTTTTATGGTGAGCATG